GCTGCCTGCTGTGTATGCCAAGAAACCTCAAGCAATTGCTGAACGCCGCTATAAAGATCAAGACCCTGTTGGAAGATGCGCCTCTGAGATTCTGCAACGCTGTTTGCAATATGAGATTGATACCTGTGCAGACTACGATTCTTCTATTCGTAATAGCGTCCTTGATAGGCTTCTGGCTGGTCGCGGTGTTGCATGGGTAAGGTTTGAGCAAGCCGAACAGTTAGAGCAAGAAGAAGATGCTCTTATCACGGATGATGTAGAGCAAGAATACAACTATGAGAAGTCCCCCGTAGATTACGTCTATTGGGAAGATTTCCGTTGTTCTCCAGCCCGTACATGGGAGGAAGTGACTTGGGTGGCCCGTAAGGTCTATCTGTCGCGTGAGGAAGGCGATGAGCGCTTTGGTGAGGACTTTGCCAAAGTACCTCTGGTACATCAGCCTGTCGGCCTGGATGACGAGCTAAAGACCCATGACCTAGAGGGTGATGGTGAAAAGCTCAAGAAGGCTGTGGTGTGGGAAATCTGGTACAAGAACGATAAGTCTGTTGTATGGATCGCTGAGAAGCATCCCTACATTCTGGATGAGCGTGAAGACCCGCTGCAGCTTGACGCATTCTTCCCCTGCCCAAAGCCTCTGTTCGCTACTCTATCCACCGATACGCTTATCCCTGTCCCTGACTATGTGCAGTATCAGGATCAGGCATATGAACTGGATTCGCTCACAGACCGCATCAGCAAGCTGGTAAAGGCTTGTAAGGTTGTTGGTGTGTATGACGCCTCGCAGAACGGTGTGCAACGTATGCTGACTGAGGGCGTGGACAACACACTTATCCCTGTAGACAATTGGGCGGCATTCGGTGAAAAGAACGGCGTTAAAGGCGTTGTAGACTGGTTGCCTCTGGATATGGTTGTCGCTACCCTTAACGAGCTTTATACGGCCCGTGAAGCGGTTAAACAGACCATCTATGAGGTAACAGGTCTAAGCGACATTATTCGCGGCGCTAGCGTGGCTAGTGAGACCGCTACAGCACAGCAAATCAAGTCACAGTACGCAAGTCTGCGACTGAAGGAAATGCAGAATGATGTGGCTATGTTCGCATCTGAACTGCTCCGTAGGAAAGCGCAGATTATGTGCAAGTTCTACCGCCCAGAAACGCTTGTAATGATGTCGGGTATGCAATCTGGTCAAGACGCGCAATACATCCCCCAAGCACTCCAACTGCTGAACTCTGATGTACGCAACTTCCGCATTGAGGTAGCAAGTGATTCGCTGGTTGAGTTGGATGAAGCACAAGAGAAGTCAAGCCGCTTAGAGTTTCTGCAAGCCGCAGGGCAATTCCTCAAGGAAGCCATCCCTGCAAGCCAGCAAGTGCCTGAACTCGCTCCAGTATTGGGAGAGATGCTCATGTTCGGCATTCGCTCATTCAAGTCAGGTCGTAACCTTGAGGGTTCGTTTGAATCTGCACTCCAACAGATGCAACAGAAGGCACAGCAACCACAGGAGCCGCCACCTGACCCTGAGATGATCAAGATTCAGCAGCAAGGCCAGATTGAACAAGGCCGGATGCAGATCGAACAGGCAAGGCTACAGATGGAACAACAGAAGATGGCTGTTGAACAGGAAAAGGCGCAGATCGAACTGCAAGCAAAGGCCCAGGAATCACAACTGAAGGCACAGCTTGAGCAGGTCAAGATTGAGGCTGAATCGCAACGGGCTGAACTTGAGGCGCATAAGCTTGAGTTGGAACGCTGGAAGGCAGAGCTAGATGCAAACACGAAGATTGTCGTTGCAGAGCTTCAAGCGAAGACTAGCCTTGCTACTAGCGAAATGTCGTCAAATACCACGCTCAAGACGGCAGCAATCTCTGCTAATTCTCAGGATAAAGAGACGCTCACCGAAACTGGTGATGATGGCGAAGAGAAGCCTACAAGCGCACTAACAGAATTGGTTGAAGCCATGAATGAAAACATGATGGCGCTAATGTCTGCATCTGACGAAAAACACGCAAAACTAATTGAAGTCATCAGCAAGCCCAAGCGCGTTGTGCGTGGCCCTGACGGTAAAGTGATAGGAACTGAATAATGCCAACTGCCTCATATGAAAAGTTCCAGCCAGCTATTGAGACAATGCTTGAGGGCGGCAACCTCGGCACAGAAACCTATGCGCTAAAGCTTGCTACAGCAAGGACTCTGAGTTCTGGTGCAATAACCGAAACAACCAACGGTGGCGGCTATACCACAGGTGGCGTTGCTGTATCTGTAGCCACAGCAGCACAGTCTGGTGGTACATATACCCTAGCCATCACTCAGCCAACTAACCCTGTATGGACGGGTTCTGGTGGTGGCTTCACATTCCAATATGTGATTCTGGTTGGGTCTGTATCTGGTTCGATTGCCTCATGGGATTACGGCTCAAGCCAAACGGTTGCGGCTGGTGAAACTCTGAGCGTAACCCTTACTACGATTCTGACAGTAGCGTAATGGCCCTCTATCACGTTTACAACCAGACGGTAGGTGACGGTACTGCTACGTCTGTTGTTCGGCCTAGTGATTGGAACTCTGCCCATAGTCAGCTAGTAACGCTCTCTGGCAACACCGCAGGCGCATCTACTGCCTCTGGCACGAATATTGTATTCCAAGGTGGCAACAACGTAACCGCATCCGTTAATCAGGGCGCTAACGCTGCCACAATCGTCTTTAGCGGGGCTAATACAGTAGCGCAGACGGTACAGACGCAAGCATCAGGCAACATCGTAGGGTCAGGTTTCGCTACGACCACGACTAATGGTTCTGTGGTTGTTGGTACGCTTAACTCCAACGGTCAGACATTGGCAGTTCCACCGTACATCACCACATACGTTGCGCAGACTACCCAGACACAGCCCGCGGGGAACATCGCGGCTACAGGCTTTGCTACTACCACTAGCGCCGGTTCTGTTATCGCAGGCACGCACAACACAACTGGGTTTACGCTTGGTGTCCCGGCATTCCTGACGACAGCGGCTAATAGCACTCATAGCCACAACTTTGCGACTACGACCACTAACGGCGCAAGCATCGTTGTAGGCACGGCAAACAGCGCAGGGGCAACTATTGGGGTTCCAGCCTTCCTGACGACTGCTAGAGGCTCTGCGGACGCTGTAGGGCTTAATACGGCCCAATCTAACGCGACTTGGACAGTCAATTCTAGCGGCATCTCATTTGATGGTCGCGGATACGCAGGAACAGGCACTAGCGGCACTAACGCAACCTTTACGTTGAACAGCAACGGCCTTGCTATCTCTGTTGCTGGTGGTGGCGTAATCAACCAGACAGGCCCGAATATTGCAGACGGTGGTGGGAATACCGTCACATCTGGCACTGTGGTGTTTAGCAACAGCAATGGGGTTAGTTTTGGCCTTAATGGGCAGACTATGACGGCAAGCGTTAATGCGGGTGGTGGTGGCGTCACAATGACGAACTACACTCCGAACCAGCTTGGGGCAAATACCACATTCAGTTCGCTTGGGCAGAACACGGTTTACTTTCAGCACTTCATCCCTGACGAATACGTCAGTATGTCAAAGGCTGAGTTGTATGCAAGAGGTTCATTTGTATCCTCTAGCAACTCTCAGGTGTATGCCCAGACCGTCCACTATGGGATGTACTCGCAAGAAACAGGTGCAAGCAGTACCCGTATGTCACAGATGGGGTCATCTTCTATTGCGTATAGCGTTAGCTACAACTCAACAACTGCGGCAGGCTTCACCATCAGTCAGGGCGCTGGATCATTTACAACGTCCGGCACTAATACAACCCTGCTGACTAGCATTAGCGGCCCATTCCACTTGTATCTGCCGTATGAAGGTTCACTTGCCCCTGATGTTAAGTACGCCTTTGGTATTCGCGTATCAAGTGCTACCACAGGAAACACAGGCGCACACAGGTTCGCCCCGCTTGCTCTATCAATGATGGCATCGACCAACATGGCAAAGATGTACACCTCAACGGTTATCGCCTCTGCTAACTCATTGGTTGGTGATCGTGATATGGGATTTTACGCAACTACGTCTGCCTCTCTGCCTGTAAGTTACGCAACATCGCAGTTGAGTCAGGTTGTGTCTAGACAGCGTTTTTACCTTCAATTTGAACAAAACTAGGGGGCACTTTGGCTCTTGAGCCTCAAATCCTATCGTCTTATGACGGCGGCAAGCATAACGCAGAGATGGAAGAAACCATCAAGCGGCTTAAGAAGGAAGGCAGCTACAAAGACCTATCCTGTATCTGGATAACCCCTGCTTTCGGGTCTATTCCGACAAAGGCAGTAGCAAGCTGGATGAACACATACGCCCCACCTAACGGCAAGTTTGTCAGGATGTGGGCTATGGGCATGGAAGTAGGCGCAGCATTTAGCAGCACTATCGCCTCTATCCTCGCTCACCCAGAACTGAGTACATACAAGTACATCATCACGGTAGAGCATGACAACATCATCCCGCCTGATGGGATTATCAAGCTGTTGCAGCAAATGGAAGCGCACCCAGAGTATGCCTGCATTGGTGGCCTGTACTACACGCAAGGCCCAGGTGGAGTAGCCCAGATATGGGGCGACAAGAAAGACCCAATCCCCAACTTTC